ATGTGTTGCGCCCTCCGATTTTCACACGCATAACCCTTTTTTAAAAGATGCACCCAAAACCGCATCCTATTTATTATATTTGTGGGTGCAAAAAGCAAAAAGATATGGCAAAATATAATATTAAAGATTTCGCAAGTGCCTATAAACAAAAGGCTAATACGGTTAAAAGTTGGGTGCAACGTGGTAAACTTATTAAGGGTGCAGATGGGTTTATTGATACAGAAAATCCAATAAATAAATCTTTAATTTCAGAGATGCAATTGAAAGTTAATGCAAATTTGATAGGTGTAAAGGTTGGAAAAAAACAAAAGGATTCAAAAGATAATGATGTTCCTTTAAATGCAACTCAGAAAGTTTATTTAGATTTAGATTTAAGGAAAAAGATCGCTGAAACAGAAACTGCTGAAAGGCAGTCTGAGTTAAAGCGCATGGATATTGAAAAGAAGGCTGGTAAATCTATGCCAGTTGAGTTGGTAGAAAAGATTTTTTCCATTAACATACAGTCTATTTTTAAAAACATGGAGGCGGAGTATGAAAATATAGCGAGTTTGTATGTTTTAGACAGGAAGGAATTATCAATAGTTATGGAAAAACAAAAGGTTATTTTGTCAAAAGCTATTGAAAAATCAAAAGAAGACGCTCGATTTGAGATAGAATCGGCAATAATTGATTATCAGGAGGTACGGTCAAGAGGTGAAAAAAAGTAATTTTGTAAGAATTGTGTTGAAAAATACGCCTTTTGTGTAGGAATTAGCAAAAATTAAACACTTAAAATACCAAAAATTATGGATTTAGAAGAAAAATACAAAGAAGAAACTGGTTTTGATGTTGGGAAAATACACGAAATAGGAACGACTTATTATAGCGACGATTATGTAAAATGGCTAGAAAAGCAATTACTACAAACTGATGTTAGCGGTAGTACTTCTACTAATTTACAAATTATGTACGGAGAATTAATGCAAGAGTTAACAACTGAAAGAGATTACTTTAATAAACAAAGAATACAAAAGAAAATGAAAGCAATAGAGGTGTTGCTTAAAATAGATTTTATTTCGTAGTATTACCACTAACTTTTTGTGGCTTTGTCTTCGTTGTGGCGATTTAAGACCAAACTTAACAAATAATAACTAATTTTTAAATTAAAAACTATGAATACAAATAAAGACCAAGTGCCACAATGCGACAAAACCGCTGTTATCACTCGTTTATTAGATAATAGTCTTTCTGATGCTGAACTTAAAAATTTACTAATTCATTTTAAAGTATGTAATCAGTTAAAAAAAGCAAAAATAAAAACAGACTTTAAAGAGATATTGACTTCTAAATATCCTGATGAATACACAGAAAAAGATGATTTATTTTTCGATAAATATGCAGGTAAAGAAGTTTTAGTTTATAAATACGCTAACAACGTTGAAGATGTTGATTGGTTTATTTTAGAAGACAATAATTATCCTATTGAGCAGGATTGTTTTGTAAATGAGTGATAACGTTCCGCAGCTACAAAAAGTGGCAAATTTCGTAACCGATTATTCTCGGTCAAGATAAAACATCTTGCGAAAGATAAATGTGATGTTACTACATTTTTTGCCATTTATTGTAACTGCTGTTAGCGGTTCGGTTTTATATTTACAATACAATTTTCGGTTTAGTTTCTGCACCGTTTTTAAGTCAGAAACACAATTTAAAACAATTATTATGTTAGACATTACAGAAAAAATTAAAGAAGAAACAATTAGTATCGTTTCGCTTTACGAAAATTTTGAGTTTGAAAATGAACTCACAACATTTTTAAAACAAAAAGGTTATGATGTAACTTTAGATTCTTCAGAAATTGAAGATACAGAAAATCATACACCAAGATTGATTGTTTTTGTTAAGAAACAAAATGTAACATAGATTCTAAAGACGTTTTTTTTCCAGTCATTATAAAAGTATCATAATGCGTCAAAATTGGAACTTCAAATGCTTTTGGTAAATCCAGTTCGGTTTTCTTTTTTAGTAATTCATTTCTCAATTCTGATTTTTCAGTTTTATCGTTAGATGAGTAATACTTATTAATTAAGTCTTTTAATTCCATAGTGTTTGATGTTCTAATTATTTTAAAAAGTCTTTTTTCTGCGTCAGTTCAGCCAAACTGACCGCTAACGGGATTTGGCTTGGCGAAGAAGCGGATCTACATGCCTAAAAAATCAGATTATAAACCAAAACAACAAATACAAAAACAACATTGAAGTCAGCTAAAACCGCTTTTTTCGCCAAACCAATGTTATCAGCAGTTATCTTATGAAAACATTAAAACTTACATTAAAAAAAGAATGGTTTGACTTGATAAATTCAGGAGAAAAAACCGAAGAATACAGAGAAATAAAAGATTATTGGGTAAAAAGACTTGTGTGGATTTTTACAGATATTGATTATTTAGCATACGATGAAATGTTATCTGATTTAAAAAATCCATTAGAAAGACATCGTTCTTTATCAGAATTAGAGAAATTCTGGCTAATTGAAATGGGTACTTTTAACAAAGTTGAGTTAAAAAACGGATATTCAAAAACATCTCCAACAATCGTTTGCGAGTTCAAAGGAATTGAAATTAGAACAGGTAATCAAAAATGGGGCGCTTTAGAAAACGAACAATATTTTGTTATCAAATTAGGCTCGATTACGGAGCGTTATAATTGCTATTAACGTTTTGCAGCTACAAAAAGTGGCAAGTTTCGTAACCGATTATTCTCGGTCAAGATAAAACATCTTGCGAAAGATAAATGTGATGCTACTACGTTTTTTGCCATTTATTGTAACTGCTGTTGTAAGGTGGTTTTATTTTCGGTTTTGTGTTTCCACCGATATTAAGTGAAACACATTTTTAAATTTTATTATTATGTCAACAATTGAAACATCACAAGATAAAGAAATGTTTGGAGATTTGGACTTGCCGTTTAAAATACTAGAAACCGTTTCAGAAACTTTTATTGAAACAAAACAAGATTTTGAGAATTTAAAAAAAGCAATTTCCCATTTCAATTCTGTCGGAATTGAAATTGATATTTCACTCCGTTATGATCCCATTATTTTCCAAGATAGAGCATAAAGATTGAATTTCATCCGAAGTTCCGTCAAGCGTAATTAACCCTCCGTAGGTTTTTCGGTTTAGTTTAACCATTAACTTACTATTGTCTTTAATCTTTTGGATAATTGCAACGGCTGAATTAAAATCATCGCTAGTTAACTCAATATATTTAAGCATCTTTAAAAATTTTATTATTTATGAAAACATTACATCTTTTTTCGCACTTCGGTTTTCTAAACTACCTTACAACGTTCCTCTGCTTTACGCATTTGTAAATGATTAATAACTTAACACAACAAATAAATATGGATTTTAAAAAATTTATAGGAGAAAACCATCCTGACCCTGATACGTTGTTACTAAATAACTTTGAACAAATGTGTAAATTAGCTGAAAAGTATGCCGAAACTTTACAATTGCGTAAAACAGATGTTATGGCTCGTTTTTCTTC